GAAACATCTTCTCGAACTCAACGAAACCTATCTTCGCCACGGGGCTATTGCGCTCCGCTTTGCGGCGATCCTTTTTTGCCTCTCCATCGCAGCAGTTGTTCATGCGGTCGTGCCGTGGCTTTTTCAGAACGTGACCAGCAACTGGATCACACGACTCGCGGCTGAGATGGAGCGACGTGCCGCCTAAACTTGTTCAGGTCCACTGGGTCGATGTAGCCGAAATATCCGACTGGTCGACCGATGTCGAGAACCCCGAATTTTTTTCCATAGGTTGGCTGATCTCTGACGACGATTCCCCGTTCGTCAAACTTTCCACAACCCGTGCGCTCGACGACGATGCGTACTCCTCAATCCTTTCGATCCCCAGAGGCTGCGTGTTAAGTCTTTCTACAATATAGAGGGATGATTCCCGATTCTATTTGGGGACTTTGATGGGGACTTTTGAGAAAATCCCCGCAAACCCGCATAAACACTAGCCCCCCGGTGCCTCTCGCCGGCACCAAAGCCCCTTTGGTACCAACGATCCTACCCCCAAAACCCTAGGTTTTAAGCCATTCCTGCGAATAGCGTGGTCTCCCGCCGCCTACCCTAGCCGATCAAAACGGGGACTTTATGGGGACTTTTATGATAAGATTCGCTTATCAAAACAGGAGAAAGAAAGATGAGCGAGATACGTTGGGAAACTTGGATCGAGACCGGCGCAACACGAGGGATGTACACGCTGCATCGATTGCCTGATCGGGGGCGACCGACTTTTGGCACAACCTATGTGCAGAACATTGGCCGAACATGGGAACGTGCTTGCAAACGGGCAGACGAATTGAACGCTGCTTTTGTCGAAGAATGCGAGATTCCGGCGGATCGGATTGTCGTCAAGTACGACATATCAGACGAGCGCGGCACACTGCGAGAGCGGAACGATTATTCAGATTTGGCCGGTTGGTTGGGCGAGAGGTTGTGGTTCGGAAAATATAAGGGTTATGAAACGGAACACGTTTCCAAGATTAACCCCGACTACCTCATTTATATCCGCGATAACTTTTCTGCGAGCAATCCGCGCATGAAAGGCTTGATCGAAAAAATCACTCAACTCGATCTTGGTGAAAGCGAAAGCGAGCGTGAGTGGAAAGAGCGCGAAGCAAAGATTGCAGCGGAGAAGAAACGCGATGCTGACCGAAGTGACTTTATCGGTACAGTCGGTGAGCGTCTTGTTTTTGAAAACATGACTGTGTTTTTCGTTGCTGATTTTGAGATCAACTTGCCTTGGGGCGGGACCAAGACCATCTACATCTCCGGCTTGCGCGATGCCGCTGGCAACGTCGTTATTTATAAGGGCAACAACATAGCCGACAAGGGTGAGGTTCTTTCGCTACGCGGAACCGTCAAGGAACACGGGGTACGGGATGGTGTGAAGCAAACGATCATCAACCGACCACATCTTTTAGGAGAAGCGGCATGAGCGCATCGAACGTCGTCAAACTGGAAGTTAAGCAGCACAAACCAGCACCGGCCATCCAGCTGCCGAAGAGGGGGGTTTCCGATACATGGCTTCGGAACCTGAAGTCACCGGAGGAAGGAAAACAGAAAGTTCGAGTAGATAACCAACTCATCCTCGAAATGCGAAACGGTGGCAAATATTGGAATGTGCGCTACACCTTGAACGGCAAGCCCGGTGAGATGCGAATTGGCACCTACCCGAAGGTCTCTTTTGCTGAAGCCAAAGAGAAGCGAGATGAGATTCTCGACAATGTCGCTGCGGGCATCTGCCCGAAGTCGGCGAAGAAGATTGAGCGCATCGATGCGCAGAATCGAGCAGCTGAAGAAGCGGCAGAATTGAAAAGTGCTGGCGAGCCGATGCCGACCTTCAAAGCGATTGCCGAGAAGTGGATCAGCAAGCAGTCAAAGGGCTGGACATTAAGGCAGACCAACAATGTCAAAGGTCGCATGAAGAACCACGTCTACGATCACATAGGTCACCTTGCAATCGATGCGGTGACCATGACTGAGGTGATCGCTGTGGCCGAGTTGCTCGAGCCAGCGTCAAAAGGAGAAGTGGGCAAGTTTGAGACTCGCGACAAGTGTCTCGACTACATGAAAAGCGTATTCGAGTATGCACCGTTTGCGTGTGATCGCTACGATGCGAATCGTCCGAACCCCGCAAAGTTCTCTCGAGTGGCTGCTCTTGCCAAGCGTGATGATTTGAATGCGAAGAAAAAATATCAAGCGCTGGATTTCAAAGACTTGCCGAGTTTGTTGTTCGACCTCGATAATCATCAGGGCAATGCCGACCACGTCGGTCGCGGTTCGGGGCAGTCTGGTTTCTCTCCGCTCGTAAGAATTTGTCTCAAGCTACAGGTACTAACCCTGCTGCGCCCGAGTGAAGTGCGTAAGGGTGAGTGGTCTGAGATTGATTTTGAACGGCAGTTGTGGACCATCCCCAAAGAGCGCATGAAGATGCGCGAGGAACATTACGTCCCGTTGTCGGATCAGATGGTTGACTTGCTGAAAGAGCTACACGCGATTACGGGTGAGTTCAAGATCATGTTTCCGGGCATGATCAAGAAGCGAACTGCGTTCGACCCCAACAAGTACATGTCCGACGCAGTCGTCAACAAAGCTATCAGGACTTTGGGATACAACGCGACCGGCCATGGCTTTCGCCACATGGGTAGCACGTTCCTGAATGCTCAAGAGAAAGGCGAAGCTGGTGAAGAAGAGCGTATGTGGGACCGCTTGTGGATCGAGTACACGCTGGCTCACAAAGACCCCAACGAGATGGCCGGTCATTACGACAACAATAAATATCTCAAGGGTCGCCGCCGCATGCTGCAGTGGTACTCGGATCAGATCATGCCGAGACCTTGTTGATCCATTCCTGAACCTCATCCGACTTCCACACTGTTATTCGCAGCGGTGTGGTGAGTCGGACAGGGTTGGGGAACTCTCCCCGACGCACCAATTTCAGAATCATTCTCTCACTCACACCCGTGCGCTCTGAAACCTTTGGTAAGCGCAGTAGGATGCGCGGCTCATCGATTTTTTTCATACAAAGTCCGGCAGCGGGTCATCGAGCGGCTCGAGCGCAGCCGGTTTCTTCTTCGCCTTTTCGCGACGAACGATCTCCGGCTCGAAGACGGCCATTGCACTGAGGAATTCTCCGTCCTTATCGACGAGGTCGGCATCGACGTGTTGGAGGTCTTTGCTGGTGAATCGATTGATGGTGAGGTCATTGACGCTGGCATTGGTTATCTCCTTGCCACTCGGGATTTCATAGGTGGTCGTGTTGTTGTCGGAATCGTGTGACTTGAACTCAGCCCACGGGATTAGTTCAGGGATGAACAGATGGTCTCGGCACCCGGACCGCTGTTCTTTGTTGGTCAACTTCTTGTCGTGGAAGTTGCAGTGCCATGTCCCGTCATCGCGGGGATCGACATGCATGCATGTGCGGCATGAGACAGCGGCAGTCTTGTCGCCATGGCAGTGCTCGGAAAAATTGCACCACTTGCATAGATAAAACTCGGGCTTCTCTGATATGCGTGGCGGCGGCACTTCGGACAGGACCACATCGGCTGCTTCTTCCATAAACTTGTCGTGCTTGTCCTTCTGGAAGTCTGTGCGGCAGCTGGTGATGTCCCTGCCGCCGGGAGTCGTCACGGTCAAATAGTGCCGCTCCATGCCGGTCAGGCCCATGTAGGTTTGGGCCTGAACAAAGTAGGTCTGGTCCCAATTCTCGAGAGCGGCCTTTTCATCCTTGGCCTTGAGTTTGTTCAGCTTGGTGAACTTCTTCTCGTTCACCTGTTTGTGCTCCCACACATGCCACGTCTTGGGTGCCTGTAACAGCCCGACGACAGCACCGTCCAGATGGCCCCGTATGTGGCCGCCTAACGCCTTTACAGCGAATTGCTGCCCATCTGGTCCCTCGGTCCGTAAATCGACGTTAGGGACCGATTTGAGCCTCTCAGCCATGAGTGCTTCGCCGGCATGCCCGTCAAGAAAGCGGCGATGGGTCGCCGCGTCGTGGTGCTCGACCGCTACCCATCGAAACGAATACCAGTTCTGGCGGGCGCACTCTCTACCGGCACCGGACAGCCCATAGTAGACACGTTCACGGGATGGGTTGGCCCGGACAATCGCCTGATCGACAGCTTCCAGTGTGGGGTCACCGGGCCGTTCGGGCAGTTTCATGGAGCGTGTTTCGCCATCCAACCGAGAGACTTGCCACGTCGTGTCAATTCAATGTGTCGCTTGCACAGCTGTTTCCCGGGCGGCCCCAATTCACCGCATATGATGCATGGGTGCGGTTCTGGTTTCCGTATCTCAATATCCGCCAATGTACGAACCTCAAAAAGATTTTTAGTCATGCTGCCTCCACGAAACAACGTGTATGGGTTTCTTGCGCGATTGGCTTCGCAAACAACTTGAGAAACGGATCGTTGCGCATAGGTCGCAACTCGAAGAAGGGTTGCCCGTTGTGGCAAAAACGAAACTCGAGGTGCTGATACAAAAAGTATCGGGCGTACAGGGCAATGAATCCGTTGGGCAGGGCAAATTCCTCACCATGACCAACGAGATGATTCCAGCGCATCACGTTAAAGATCAGCCACGCACCAATTCGGGTACGCCCCATGGTGCGGGCATCAAATGCCATGCGCTCGAATGTTTCGTACACCTCGGGGTTTTCACAATGGTATTTCCACCACCGTTCGTTTTGATCAATCATCGCAAGCAGGGCAGTACAATGCCCGAGGTAACCGGGGGTCTTCGCTTAATCGTAATTGCAGTTCCAATGCTCTCAATTCCGACCGTCGTTCTTCCGCTTGCGCCTCGTTGCACAGATCGTGTAGGTCTCCCAACAAGTCTCGAAGTTCGGCAACCTGTGCTTCGATCTCGGCGAACTCGACATCAATCGTGTCGTGATCATCGCGCAGGGCCTTTTCAATCTTGGTGAACGATCCATTGATCACGTCGCGAGTAGCGTGAAATTCTTTTATGACGTTTTCGTTTTCCATAGGCATCCTCGAGGTGGTCGGCAATAACACCACCGACCACCATGATTGCTAATGCGGCCATCAGATAAATCAGGACGACCATGATTCCAATTACGCTGTCTTCAGCCATGGCGCAGCACCCCCATTCGCAGCAGCAGCTGCCGGCGGCGGCATCGAACCATCAGCCGACGTGCGGTACTGCTGGATTTTGTTTTGAGGGTCGTACCCCTCGGACTCTTCGGTCTTGAGTTTTACGTCGAGCATTTCACCGAGCAGTTCATCGCCATCAGCGACGTGAGACTTTCGACATGCGCGGGCGAGTGAATCAAATTCACGCCACGCAATGTCGACTGCGACAGCGTTCGAGTTCCAGATATTGAAACGCTCAAAAACTTTGCGGCCAACATAGTCACCGACCACCACACTGAAACGGACGTTGAGGTAGTCGTTGCCTGTTTTCGATGTTCGCTGCTCAACGTCATCAATCTGAACCGTGTACCAACCATCTGGCATTGGCTCGAAACTGCGAAGCAGTTCGGGGTCTTCTTGTTGCACTTCTCTATTCAATTCAATCATGCTGCTTTCCTTTTTTGATTAGGTATATAAATAATTAAGCCGATGTTCAGCGGTTTCTCTGTTCACTCCGCCGCCGTTCAAATAGTGGACAACATTCGCGGCTGCAAATTCGTCCGCGAATCTCTCATTACTGATGAACTCTCCAGAAGGAGCGTAAAAGCCGACTTCGTACCAATCGGTGTCGTCCTCGGGGTTTAGTGGCTTCGTTTGCAGTTTGTAGACCCAACTCATGCTGCTTTCCTCGTTGGTGATGCCAGAATTGTTTTTGCAATCTCGGCAAGGTTGGGTTCAGTGAATTGCTCGAGTCGACCGGAGCGGTCCTTGGCCTCGAACTGACCATCACGCCGAGCCTGAAGCCAGTGCGTAATATTTCCTTCGTTGTCTTTTTCAACACGCAGTGCGCAAACGAGATCGAAGTAGTACGGCATCTTTGCTGCCAACTTTGAGCCGGGCATGGACGGCCCATAGATCAATCGTCCAGTGTCGTCTTGGACACGTTCCTGTTTGGCAGTGAGGACAACATTCACACCGGGCAGATCGCGAAACGCTTTGATGAGGCTGGTCATCTTGTCGATCAGTTCGCCATAGGCTTGCCTCGGGTCTTTCGACATTGCCTTCTCATTGGCAAGACAGACCTCGGCAACTTCGGTGATGCTGTCGAGGCAGACCCATGCAAAGTCTTTGTTCGACATCAGGTGTTCATACACCGCGGCGACATCAGCCATGTTGTGTACGGTGTGAATCTTTACATCGGCCTTGGTGTCCTTGATCGACAACAGGCCAGCTTCGGCACTGATGATCAGAGTGGGTGCGTCTGCGGTTGTGCAGAGCAATGTCTTTCCACTTCCCGGTGGTCCGTAGACAACCATCTTCAAACCTTGGTCAGTTGCGGCACTCATAGGTGTTTCAAATTCCATCGTTAATCGTCATCCTCTTGGTAAAAGAAATAAGGTTTCTTTGGTTTCAAAGTCAGTCCGGGCGAGATCACTTTCCAAATCTCGGGTTCGTTGTTTTCAATGAACTTGGATCGTTCACGCTCTTCACGAAAATCAAAACGAAAAGGAAAGACGGCTGGTGCTATCTCGTCGCTGGCTTCTTTCAGGATGCGTTGTGACCAGTTACGTTTCATTCCTGTGCGAACCTTCATCGAGCCGTCACCATCCTCGAGCACCCACGATGTGCCTTCGGGTTTCGTATCGATCAACGTCATCATTTCTGATTCGCAATCGAACCGGGCTTCTCTCGCTTGATCTTCGGCATGCTTGGCTCGCCGCCATGTGTTGACCAAGTCCCAGAGTCGGTTATGTCCTTGCATCGTTATTGTTTCTCCTTGTCGGCGAGTCGTTGGTACAGTTCATAGATGTGTTCGTTTGCGCGGCGCAGTTCTTCTTTCAGTGACTGCACCGTTTCATGCGGTTGTTGTTGTGTTTCCGCTGGTCCTGTTTTTTGGATAAAAAAAATTCCCGGGTCATGCCCGGTTGCCGATTGCCGCTTGTCGCGTGAATCTCGATTCATTCAATCTTTCGATACCCTTGCCGCACATAGCGATTGAGCAAGCGTGTTTGACGCTCAAGCAGTCGTGTGTTGGACAAAGTCCTCGCGCGACCCATCCAACCCATCTTGAAAACAGCAAGACCAAGGTAGACCCATTGGCATGTGGAAAAATTGAACACAACGTCGTCGCTCGATTCTTTGCCTTTTTCCACCTGGAGTCGAAAGGTTCGGTCGAGTTTGTTTTCTGTCGCGTTTTTCCACCATGCGTCGGGCGCATAACCAACCGTTCGTTCATCATCTCGGAAGAAGCCAGCGTGTAGTGACCAGTTTGAATACATCTTGCCGTGGATCGACCGTTTGAGAAACAGTGTCCAGTCGTCGCGCATCGGCCAAATGTCTGTTGCAATGCACATGAGTTGCCCATCAAGGTCTGCGCCATAGTCCGGCGATGTGACTTGGACAGCGAACTGCGGGTTGCCGGGTAATATTTCTTCGTGTTTGTGTCCATGCAGAAACGGCACGTGAATTTCTGTGCGACTGTTGGGGGTCGAGAGAAACTCGTCCGTCATGTGAAGCACAGCATCAAAGTCTTCAACGTCCTCTGCCGCGACCTCATGGATTTTTCGCAACAGATCGTCCGTTTCAAAAAGAGGCACTCTCAGTTGATGTTGTTCGAGGCCATCGTCTTTTTCACGCACCAATCGCAACGGTTCTTTACGCGCCGCGTCATCGCCTTCCAACATCCAAAGTTTGTCGCAACCGACGACTTCACAAAACGGGGTGATGTAGTCGCGACTCATGCCGCCATTTAATTTCCAGTTATAAATTGTTCTGGGTGAAAGAGAGATGCCGCGCTCTGTGACTTCTTTGGCAATGTCGAGATCAGTCATGCCACTGTTATCGATTGCAGTGCGTATACGCTCTGCCCACGCTTCGTTGTTGGCTTCAATCGACATTGTTTCTTTTTGAGTCTTCGCCATGCCCTTCCTCCTTCCGTTTTGGGAAGGCAAACCATAGCCGGAAAAGGTGTTCATGTGGCATCTCCTACAAACATAGTGTTTGCGCCTGATAAAGTCAGAATGTACACTGTCTGTATAGGAACTCTAACGGAAGATGTAGGCATATGGCAAGATCCTCTTTCATTGTAGATACTGTCTTACGCGAATGTGGCGGAATTACTAGGGTTGCGGAGCATTTCGGAATAACAAGGTCTGCTGTCCAGCAATGGAAAACACATGGAATTCCGGCTAACAGAGTCAGAACTTTAGTGGAACTGGGGGGTCACAAGATGAGCCCCTCTGACATTCGACCCGATATTTTTGGTGCACCGCATACATCCCACCTGGCAGGGTGATGCCAGGACCATGACTCCTCCTCATGGTGTGTTGTTTGGACCGGGCCTGGGGCACTTCTCCTCTCCAGGTCCGGTTCTTTTTTATGATTGATCCTCGTATGACTCAAGCAGAGAGTGCCGTCATTGGTGCACTGCTTGTTGACGACTCAACCTTCCGCGATGTGCAAAGCGTTCTCGAGGAGCGCGACTTCTACAACAACGACCTGCGAAAAATATTCGGCATCATTTGCCGGCTACGTGAACGGGGTCTCCCTGCTGATGTGATCACCGTCGCCGATGCACTCGGGGCTGATGATGAGGACATCGGTCTACAGTTTGTTGGCGAACTCGCCAACAGAACAGCCAGCACGATGAATGTCCTGGCACACGCTGAACTAGTTCGAGATCACTCGCGCAAACGTCAACTCTCGCGGCTGTCTCGCAACGTACAAGAGCGTGTGGATGAGGGTGCAACGCTCGAAGACTTAAAGACCTTCGCTGATGATGAGATGACCGCGATCTTCGCTGATGTGGACCGCGCGACATTCGACATCAACGACTGGACGATCGAGAAACAATACCTGGGTGATGCGGGTCCGATCG